ATCTGGATGAATATAAAGATGACCAGAAAAAGCCGCAACCGCCTGTTCAGCCGATGACTCAGGCTCAGTTTGGCGTAGCCGCTATGGATTTTGCCTTCAGGAAGATATTCGGATGATGCCTAACATTGTTTATCTGAGACAGAATCATCCAACAGCGACATTGAATGAGCATGATGTCTATCTGATCAAAGGGTTGATCCACCACGGTTTGCCGATCGGCGAGATTGCAGAGAAGTTTGAAGTAACGAAAAGCTGTATCTCTAGGATTAGCAACGGGAAGATCTGGAAACACGTTCCCGAATATGTAGAGGAAGCATGAGCCAATATATCGAAAATGCCGTAGAAGCATTAACCAAAGCTAGAAAATTCCTACAAGGAAACACCAGACCACACGTATTGATCGGCAGAACTCCAAAAGGGTATCTGCTGATCGATCCAAGACACAAAGGACAGCATTACTGCCAAATCGTTGGCAAGCTCTACCGTCAAATAAAATAATCGGTTATTCTGTTAATCATTGGCCGCTTCTGGGTTGCGGCCTTTGATACCGTCTGGGACGGGAAACGGTGGAGCCGATATGACCAGCATTACGAATCTTGAGGTCGTCTATCTGAAGACGGCTGACATAATCCCCTACGTCAATAATCCTCGCGAACATCCTGAAGAACAGATCACGCATATTGCATCCAGCATCAAGGAATTCGGATTTACCAATCCTATCCTAGTGGATGAGACAAGTAGCGTTATCGCAGGGCATGGCCGTCTCATGGCCGCTAAAAAGCTCGGATTAGAGGAAATCCCCACAATCACGTTAGTCGGCCTCACAGAAGCGCAGAGAAAGGCGTATGTGATCGCAGACAACCAGATGGCATTAACGTCTGAATGGGATGACGATCTATTGAAGCTCACGTTGCAAGAGCTATCCGACATGGAATTCAATCTCCAGCTTCTCGGCTGGGGAGACAATGTACCTGAGTTCGTTGAGGCTCCTGATTATGGGATTCTCGATGATGAAGATTTAGACGATCAGCTAGATGAGATGGCTGGCGGAGTGAAAAAGGCTATCCAGATCGAATTTGAGCCAGAACACTACGAAGAAGCGCAGGAGCTCGTCAAATTCTGGCGAGAGCAAGGCGGCTATATCGGAATGTTCCTGATTGACAAGCTCAGAGACGAGAAGGATAAGCTATGAAGACCGAGCGCGGCGCACTCAGGGGAATAGAATTTATCCACAGGGTTGGATTCTCTGACCTCAAGACGTTTGAAGAAGTCATCGGCAGAGATACGTACCAGAAACGAGGCCTAAAGATCGAGGCCGGCGAATCATGGCTAGACTGTGGCGGTAACGTAGGGGCATTTGCATTACTGGCCTGTTCGCTCGGTGCTAAGGTCAAGGTATTTGAGCCTGATCCGTATAACTGCGAGATGATCGAAAAGAATCTCGATCTAAACGGCTTCAAAGCTGAGATCAAGCAAGCCGCACTGGTTCATAACGACACCAAAGAAGTGACGCTATTCATCGGCAACAACAATAACGTCTGGCGCAACTCGATCGTCAAGAAATGGAATAAGCTCGGCCTCAAGGTTCCGGCAGTCAATTTCGATCAAGAGGCTTTCGGATGGGATTGCTGTAAAATGGACATCGAAGGCGCAGAGATGCCAATCCTTGAGACGACAGAGACTCGATTCAAGAAACTGGTATACGAATGGTCGTTCGACATTGATCCAAGCCTGACGCGCCTATGGGACGTCCTAGACCAGCAGAAAAAGAAATATCGGGTTGAAGCACCATGGCATTCAATCTGTTATGACGACAAACGCGAGACGCAATGGCAGAAATCATGGTTTCCTGCCTGTGCAAACATATTCTGTTTCGAGAAATGAAGACAGTAGAGCTAAAGCGCATAGCGCATAACGTGAAGATCGGCGACAAGCCTAAAGAGCTCCAGCCGACACTTTTCGAGGATTCACTGTTCGTAGAGAACGGCGAACCAGTAGGCTTTTACATCGCAAAAATCCCTGAGAAACTTCAGAAGCTCGTAGACATCGCAGACTATGAGCTAAACAGTAAGCGTGTACCGAAATCAGAGATGAAGCGATCCAGCGGCCTAAGAGACGATGCCATGGATGTACGACAGTACTCTTGTATCATCGGTTCGATCCCACCGAAACCTCATATGCGGCGATCATATGCAACCAAATCATCTGTCCATGCTGTTGATTCTGCTAGGGTTTTTGTCAAGGCGATGACTCTGGCCGGTATCGAAGGCTTGAAGATAATTGATGCTGTCAGTCCAGAACTCTATAAGGTTCACAAGGAATCGGTTGAAGGGAAGGTTCCAGAGAAGTGGCGATTCGCTGATCTGTTCACAAGCTCTATCAGCAACTACAACATTAGCGCAGGAATCCATCAGGACAATCTCAACGTGAAAGGCGCATTGAACGTCATTATCACAAAGCGTAAGAACTCTACTGGCGGAAACCTGTATATCCCTGATTACGAAACAACGCTTAATAGCGCAGACAACTCAATGCTGGTCTATCCGGCATGGCGGAATATGCATGGCGTTACACCAATCATTCCAACTCACAAAGGCGGCTATCGTAATAGCTTAGTCTGGTACGCATTAGACTCGTTCAGTAAGGCAGGATGATATGGCAAAGAATGGCAGACAAGGTGAAGGCGGAGGCCGTCCAGTAGTCGTATTCGATGAGCGTGATATTGCTCAATGTGAAGCTCTAGCGGCTGTACTGAACAAGGAGCAGATCGCAGACTATTTCGGCATCGATCAGAACACTTTACGAGCCGTAGAGAAGCGACAGCCGGAAGTATTTCATGCACTTAAAAAAGGAAAGGCCAAAGCAGTAGCGGGCGCAGGCATGAATCTGATCCAACAGAGCAAACGAGGGATCACGACAGCAACGATCTTCTACCTGAAGACACAAGGCGGTCCACAGTGGCGAGAGAACCAAACTGGCGGCTCTGGCGGCAATGTCGTACTGCAAGTAGTAAATCCGAATGAAGTGGATTGAAGTTGACGAGCCTGAGATCTGGGAGCCATCGGAACTCGATGAGATCAAGCGCATCAATCCGACTATCCCGCAATGGCAGTATATTTACAGCAAAGCACAGTTTCCGGCGTTCGTAGCAGGGTTCGGAGCCGGCAAGACTGAAGCCGCTATCTTGCGCTGTATCTTTGGGCTGTTAGAGAACCCGAAATGCAACAGAGGATTCTACGAGCCTACCTACGATCTGATCCGCATGATCGCATGGCCTCGATTTGAGGCGACACTAACTGAGCTTGGCTTACCCTACAAACTGACTAAGAGCCCACAGAACCAGATTGAGATTGAAGGGTTCGGCACAATCTTCTTCCGGTCGATGGATAACGCAACCAGAATCATCGGTTACGAGCACGCAGACGCTGACATTGACGAGCTCGATACCCTGAAGCGTGACGATGCGGCATACGTCTGGCGTCAGATACTTTCCCGTAATCGTCAGCACAAACCGAATGGACAGCACAACACCATCGGAGTCACTACAACGCCTGAAGGCTTCCGGTTTGTCTACGAGACATGGAAGCGTGACCCTAAAAGCGGCTACGAGATCATCCAAGCTCCAACCTACTCCAATCCGCACTTGCCGGAGGGATACGTTAAGTCGCTACAAGACGTCTATCCTGCTAACCTACTAGATGCGTATCTGGAAGGCAGATTCGTCAACCTAATCTCAGGAACGGTCTACTCTAGCTATGACAGGACAGCGCACAATTCGCAGGAGACGATTAAAGAAGGGGAGCCGCTTTTCATCGGCTGTGACTTCAACGTCACCCAGCAAGCCGCAACAGTCTACGTCCAACGAGAAGGCGGAGCCGTCTGGCACGCAGTCGACGAGCTAGTCAATATGTATGACACGCCGGACATGATCGAAATCATCAAAAGCCGATACGAAAACCACAAAATTTATGTTTATCCTGACGCTTCAGGCGGCGCGAGAAAGACAGTTAATGCGAGCCTTTCGGATATTGCGCTTTTACAGCAAGCAGGATTTACCGTCAGAGCCAAGAAAACAAATCCGATGATCCGCGATCGGGTCATGTCGACTAATGCCGCTTTCGAGGCTGGCAGGGTTAGAGTTAACGCAGTGAAGTGTCCGACAGTGGCGTCATGCCTAGAGCAACAGGTCTATCGTAATGGCGAGCCAGACAAGACTAGCGGTAACGATCACCAGAACGATGCAACCACATATCCGATCGCTTACGAGATGCCGATCATCAAGCCAGTAGCAAATGTGGATTTCAATTTTGCGCTGTAACCTGTTAAAGCCTACAATACAAGCTATTATCTTTAGTTGAGACCGAGACGATGCCGATAGACACTCAACATCCCGAATACCAGAAGTACGTTCCTGTCTGGACACGCACACGCGATGCTGTGAAAGGCGGTCGGGCGGTCAAGGAAAAGAAACACGAATATCTACCTGTTCCTGACAACTCATCAGGCGATGAGCGCAAAGGCACAGAGACAATCAGATACCGCCAATACATCAAGCGAGCGGTATTCACTAACTTCACTGGCCGGACTAAGAACGCTCTGGTAGGGGCGGCATTCCGGAAGAATCCTAACTACGAGATTCCTGAAGGCGTCGATTATTTGCTTGAAGATGCAACTGGTGATGGCCTGTCATTGATTCAGGTAGCGAAAGATGAGCTATCGAACCTATTAGAAACTGGTCGCTCTATTCTGCTTGTCGATTATCCGCCAGCACCAGAAGGCCTGACGGTAGAGCAAGTTCAGATGCTAGACCTACGAGCCGCTATCATCCCTTACACGGCTGAAGCAGTCATCAACTGGAAGACTGACACCATCGCCGGCAGAAAGATGCTGACTCTATGCGTCCTAGCTGAAACTTATCTCGATCCAGAGGATGAGTTCGGTCACGAAAGCAAGACGCAATATCGAGTTCTGCGCCTGAGAGACGATGGTTATACACAACAGCTATATCGAGATGACGTTGCAGTGAGCGATGAAATATATCCTCGTAAGGCAGATGGTTCGGTCTGGGATGAGATCCCGCTAGCGTTTATCGGCTCTAAGAACAACGATTCGACAATCGATGAAGCTCCATTGTCGGATATTGCGGACGTCAACATGGCGCATTACCGCAACTCGGCAGACTACGAGGAATCCTGCTTCCTAACTGGCCAGCCATCCCTATTCATTACACATAGCTTATCGCCAGAGCAGTTCCAGCAGTACAATCCGCAAGGAATTAAGCTCGGTTCACGAGCCGGACACGTTCTAGGTGAGACTGGCGGAGCGAATCTGCTTCAGGCTGATCCGAATAACATGGTCGCAGAAGCGATGAAGGCTAAAGAAGCCGCCATGATTATGATCGGCGCAAGGATTATTACTGACCGGACAGGAAACGAGACAGCAGAAGGCGCACGTATTCGTTTTGCATCTGAGAACTCAGTGCTCGGCGATCTGGTCGGGAATCTAAGCCAAGGCTTAACCAAGGCTATTGAATGGGTCTGCGAGTTCATGGGCGCACCAGCGGAAGATGTAGAGTTCCAGATCAACGATGAGTTCTACGATAAGTCAGTCGATCCTCAGCTAATCATGTCCATGGTGACACTGCTTGATCGTTCGATCATCGCAGAGAAAGACATCTTTGACCGGCTCAAGTCTGCCGGAGTGATCGATCCAGAGCGCACACTGGAAGAAATCCAAGATGAGCGAGGCGTAGCTAATCCGCTGTTAGGTGCAGTCGATGCCTAAGAAAGACCCTAGGCTCGATCGTGTAGGCGTTACTGGCTATAACAAGCCAAAGCGCACTCCTAAGCATCCGACTAAATCTCATGTGGTCGTTGCCAAAGAAGGGGACAAGATCAAGACCATTCGATTCGGCGAGCAGGGCGCAAAGACGGCAGGGAAACCAAAGGCGGGAGAGTCAGAAGCCATGAAGAAGAAACGAGCTTCATTCAAGGCTCGTCACGCCAAGAATATTGCAAAGGGTAAGATGTCTGCGGCTTATTGGGCTAATAAGGAGAAGTGGTAATGGCGAAACTAACTCCACAGCAGAAGGCTAGAGCTAAGGCTATGTCAAAGAGACGAGGCGTCAAGTATCCTAATGCTTGGTCTAACTTAGCTGTCGCTCGCGGCAAAAAGCCAAAGAAAAAGAAGTGAATGGCGAAAGAAGACCTACTCGATAAGCTGACGCGCCACCAAATATTCGTTCAGCGTATCGGGGCGCGGGAAGCCAACAAAGCGAAAGGTCGCCTCAACAGCCTGATGGCTCGGGTTCGTGATGCATTGGATTCTGATCTCACGATCATTCAGCGAGCTCGCTATCAATCGATTCTCTATGATCTTCAGAGCTACGCCAGAGAAACCTACACGGCAGTAGGCGCGGATTATGACGAGTTCGCCGGAGACTTCCTGAACTACGAATCAGAATTCAGTTCTAACGCTTTCGAGCAGGCGACAGGCGTATCATTCGATCTACCGAATCCTGTGCAACTGCAATCAGCTTATCGCACTAACATCATGGATCTAGTTCCTAATCAGGCCGGACGCTCTATTGGCGAGACAATCGCTCGATTCGGCATTCAGGCTCAGAATCAGTTCAGCCAAATTCTAAGAGATGGGTTCGCACTGGGCATGACTAGCGGTCAGATGATCCGAAACGTGAGCGAGCATATCAGCCTTAAACGTAATCAGGTTGAGACGCTGATTAGGACTAGCACCAACCATCTGGCAACTCAGGCCAGAAACGAGACGATGAAAGAGAATGAAGACGTTCTGGATGGATACGAATGGGTTGCCACTTTGGATAGCCGGACATCTCTGATCTGCGCCAGCCGTGACGGTATTATCTATCCGGTATCAGACGATCCTGAGAAATCACCTAAGCCACCGGCTCACTACGGCTGTCGATCTACGATCGTTCCTGCTGTAAAGCCTGAGTTCGATCTACTGGCGGATGAGGATGAGAGAAGGCCGTTTGTTGGACCGAATGGCAAGAAAGGCGTCATTGACGGCAAGATCACTTACGAGAAATGGCTACGCAAACAGCCTAAAGCATTTCAGATTCAGGTTCTGGGTCGAGCTAGGCAAGAACTGTTCGCCAAGAACAAACTACCGCTATCTCGATTCATCGATCCTGAAGGCCGGACTCTAACGCTTCAAGAACTGAGAGAGCTAGACGTTCAGTTTAACGGCATGAAGCCTCAAGAGGTCGCACAGCAAACGATCGCGGCTCCTGCGCGTCCTGTGTTGAGCCTGAAGGGAGTAGACGGCAATAAGATCGATCAAGCAGAAAGAATCCTGAATGAAGGCCTCGATCCTTTGACGCTAAAGGTCGCTCAGAGATTGCAGAAACCGAAAATTATTGATTCTAAGCCAGAGCGACAGGGAGCCTATTACAGCAGTGGTGACAAATACCTCAGGACAAATATTAAGGCTGACGGCAAAGACGTTCATGCGGTTACTGCACACGAATATGGACATCATGTCGATTACGAATTAGGTCAATTATTCAATAAACCTAAATACACAGCATGGTCAGAATCAGATCCTCGTTTTATGGAGGCGTTCAAGCTCGATAGGAAGGCACTCGGATTGGTTCCTACTCAGACAAGGAAGTCAGTCTCATACAACTTGATGAAAGATCTATTCAAGATCAAACAGGTTGACGGCAGGGGTCGATGGGATTTCGATGAGCTTCCGACTAAGGGAAATCTATGCGACATTCTGGATGGCTTTACTGGCGGCATCTGTCGTGGTGATCTTGGTGGGTTCGGCCATGCAAAGAGCTATTGGGCTAAGAAAGGCATGAAAGAGAAAGAGGCCTTTGCAAATATGTTTTCTATCTACGGGACACCGGATTGGAAGAATGTAGAGAAGATCGCGCCGAATATGGCTAAGCGATTTGTTCAGATTCTTCAGGAGATACCCAAATGA